AACTGCTCAAAAGTTTTACCCTTAGAGTTGTGTTTTACATAGATTTTAGTCAAAGATTCCTTCATTTTTAGGATTTCTTTTACTTGGATTTCCATGTCTGTAGCCTGCCCGCCAGCACCGCCGCTAGGCTGATGAATCATGTGGCGAGCGTTAGGTAGCATACGCCGTTTACCAGGAGCACCAGCGGTAGCCAAAAGACTGCCCATGCTACAAGCCTGTCCCATAACGATCGTTGCAACATCAGGTTTGATGAATTGCATAGTATCGTAAATAGCCATACCAGCAGTGACGACTCCGCCAGGGCTGTTAATAAAAAAGTTAATATCTTCATTGCCTTGACTCTCCAAAAATAGCAACTGTGCTACAATCAAACTAGCAGAGTGTTCATTAACATCTGTATCCAGCATAACAATACGGTCCTTGAGCAAGCGACTATAAATGTCGTAACTACGTTCTCCACGAGCTTCCTGCTCGATTACCATTGGTACTAAATTAGGCATCTTATTCCTTTATTAAATCGATTCCGTAAAAACTTTGAAACGGTATGTTGTATATTGAATATTGAATAGCTTCGTGTAGAGTATCAAACCTAGTTGATGTTAGCTCTCCAGATATCCAATATTTTAATTTATACATTTTTTCCTGTAAACGGTGTTAAATTAGGTGGCTCCCAACCGATTGGTTTGAGAACTTTACCATCTTCACGCTTGCGAACTTTGCCGGTTTCTTTATCAATTTTGGCAAAGTTAGTAGCCATTACTTCTTTCCAGGCGCCTTCGGCATCGAATCCTGCAGAATGAATGGCTCCTATAGTTACAACCAAAATATCAATAAGGGCGTCTAACTGTTCGACTTCATTGTGCGCAAGCACAGCCTGATGTAATTCATCGACCTCTTCGTCGATTAAATTCATGTACATTGCATATTGGCCCAAGTCAGATCCGTCGACTGTTTGGTCGCAGGCCCGCATAAATTTTTCTTGATCACGAAACGGATTCATCGACTTCCTCTTCTAAATATCTTTTTAATTCTTTATCTGTTGGCTGTACGGCGTAATTCTGTTTGAAAAATATTTCATAACTATCGCTTCCATATTTTCCAATACCATATAACATTGTAGCATCATCGCCGTTCCAGGTCAAATAGTCCTTACTCATACGGATTAGTCGTTCATAACGAACATTCATCATACCCAAGGGTGCTAGGATAGTTTTGACAAAATCCGGATCGGCATTAAGCAACGCCTGCGGTGTAGGAAACCAGTATAAGAATTCCGGTAAGGTCATCTTAACTGGCTTACGACTAGTTTGATTCAGCATGATCACTCCTACCATATGCTCCCAGGCATTTGATATTTGTTGTTGGACCATTAGGTCATCGCGCAAGGGCTCAAAGAATTTCATTTAACATTAGATGTATCGTAGGTTTGAGCAAAAATATCTTTCTTCACTACACCGTAATCATTAGCACCGTGTCGAACAATATAGTCTTCTCCTGACTTATAAGCCAAATCACCCCAGCTAGCATGTACTACGCCGTCGTGATCTGCTAGTTTGGCATGCTTATGTATCTGCTTTGGAGTAGCAGTGCCATCACCGTTGTCATCATAGAGTTCAGCAAATTTCTCAGCACTTACTGGATATTGTTCACCTTTAGGACCTGTGATAATTTTGTGCCCAGCCAAATAGCTAACTGGGCCTTCTAACGTGTCTACAGTTCCGGAGGAGATAGCTGTTTTGTAATGTATAGGTGCAGATTTTTTGTAAGTTTCAAATGCTCCAGTCTTAAACCAATTGTCAGTAATACCTTCCATTGATTCTACGATATTAATAAATTCTTTAATCATTGTTTGTCCAATTCTTTAAATGCTTCCGGAGCACGTTTTTCGGCAAGTTGACGCTGAGCTTGAGCATCGTGTGCTTTGCGTAAAATATTAGCATCACCTGTAGGTAAGGCAACCAATACATATACCCGGAAACGGCCGCCTTCTGCTACACGCTTGATATCACGCACTTCGACACCAGTCAAGTCGACACTCTTACAGCTGGTACGCAAGGCCATTTCACTGACTTCGGTGCTGGTTGCTTCTGAGTCTGTACGATAAATTTTAGTTTGCTGACTAGCAGTACCGCCAGCTGCCATACAGATCTTACCATATGCATCTGCTTTGGCCTTATGATCTGCCATACTAAAGTCAGCACTAACAGCACTACCAGATTCAAATACTGCTGAATTTGAAATTGGAACTTCAGTCATCCATTTAGGAGCCTGACTAATTGCCTGTTCAACATATCGCTGTTGAAGATACCGTTCGTTGTCAGCACGTTTTTGATAGGGATCAGTTGTACCACATGCAGCCAATGCAGCCACGATTGGTAATAGTGTTAGATATTTTTTCATTTAGAATTTCCAGTCATTTGATCTTTGGTCCAATTAGCGGCACCTGAAATGTCGTTGCCAAAACCGGCAACTGTGCCACATGCTGTTAGACTACTTAAAAGTAAAGCAACAATTAATTTTTTCATTTTGCCAACTCCGTGCTTTGTGTTTTAACTGTTTCGACGCCCTTGTCTAACATTTTAGCAATGCCGGTGAAACCTACGGTGGCTAATACCAGTCCAAAAATTGTGCCTGCGATAAATGCCTTCATATAGTGCCTTTCTTTTTATCAAATTACATACTACAATACATATTATACTGTCAGCGACTTAGATTGTCAACCTACCATTTATCTACTACAATCCAATTGGCAGCAGAATTATCTAATTGGCAAATAACACCGTAATAGACTTTCAGTTCACCTTTGGCTTCTAAGTGTTCGCTGAATAATCTACAACGACTATTTTGGTAATTAAAGTATTTGGTTACTCTAGCTGGTCCAACTTCATTTTCTAAAATTACATCACCAATCTTAGTCTTATGATTAATCTTTTGGCCTTCACTACAAACTGTTACTGATTCGGTATTAAATGTTCCACCTAGCCCTACTAATAGATTTTTTCGAGCTTTTTCTTGTGCAATCCGGCATAGCGTATCTTCAGAATCAGCACCAGTGTGGCTATCAGTTAAATGATGAACTACGCCGTCTACAGTTAGATCAAATGTGACTGCACATTTACCTTGCGATATATTTTTGGTTAAATTGGTTACTGCACTTACAGTATGTTGACTAGCCAATTGACTAGCCGAACGTATGTCACAATCTGCCCACGCAAGTTGACTAGCCAAAAGAGGTATTAGTAGTAGACGTTTCATGATTTATCGCACGAATATGAGTACCACCAAATGGTAGCTTTTAACTTACTATTGTATTCACGATCCACTAGGCTTAAATTATCCGGATCTGGATCAAAATTTTTATCTTGTTTGATCTTTTTAAGATGTGCCAATTGCTGATCGGCTAGCTCACAGCTAACTGGATAGTTAGCTAGAGCTTCGTAGGTTAGTGGTCCGGCCCAGGGGTTTGGACTTTCATGCTCGTAGCACCCTGCTAGCAGTAGTACTACTAAACACATTGCCAATTTCATTTTACATACTTTCTAATAAGATTCCAGCACTCTTCATTACTAGTATTATAAAACAATTTGGCTGCGCTGTCAACATCTTGTCCACTTTCTGTTGCAATTTGTTTCCGTATTATGGTCGGACACCAATTGAGAAATGCTTGCCCGACTCGATAATCTGGATTACGCATGTACTCCCAATTATAATGTTTGACAAACTCATCAAACTCTTGCGGGCTGAGCATTACTGACTAAATTTATAATTGATTCCGGCTAGGATAAAACTAATGGCAGCACCGGTATAGTCACCTTTGCTTAAATCTTCAAGACCACAAAGGGTCAACCATCCAATTAGAAACCAAGTAATTTCTGTTTGATTATTCAAATACCATGATCTAAAGCTATTCATCCTCTTACTCCTGTGTTTGTTATTGTTACTTCGGGTCCTTCACTTTCGAAATCCATGCCGCTGCCTTTTCCTTCATAACAACGACCGTTCCATTTTAATTTCAACTTGATTGCCTTACTAATAATTACATCGAGTTGCTGTTGAAATATAAACTGATCAACTACCGCTTCGGTTAATTTGGCACTCTTAGCCATTTTAACCTTGCAGGTATTACTGTGTCGAATTATTTGCGACATTACCCGCCTCCAATTCTGCAATGCGATTTTCAAGAGCATCAATATGATCGGCCATCTGCATTAATAAATTGTTAGTATTTTGACTAGTTGTTCGTAGCATATCTGCCACACTAATTTTTGGTTGTTGTTCTTCTACAATTTTAATTTCTTCTGACATTTTAAATCTCCAATAAAATATTTGGGTTCCAGCCGCTTTCCTCGTAGCCATCATAGCCGCGTGGATTACATACTATTCTAGTAGTACCGATCATGTAGTCAAATGGATAATGCGTATGCCCGTGTGTCCATAATTTAATCTGCGGGTGGTCAAGGATAAATTCATTCAAATCGCTGTGGTACCCGGCATTCATTATAGTTTCGTGTGCGTACATTTCATGCACACTAGCAAAACTTGGACTATGATGACCAACAACTACATATTTGTTAAATGGGTTACTTTCTACTACTTCTTTGATATAGGCTTTAGTACGACTGTGTCGGTCCATGATATCGGCAGCCTTAAGCGGACGATATCCAGCATGTTCTACCCGAATGATTTTAAAATCATTCATCATAGAGGGCAAGGCATGCATAGTCAATGGATCACCTTTATTACAATCAGTCCATAATGTTCCGCCCACAAAAGTAACATCGTCAATTACCTTGGTATCACGTTCCAAAAAGTAGATGTTGCTAAATGATTCCTCACACTCCTGTCTTAGGATATCTATAGTTTCCGCCCACTTGCCGTCATAGAATTCATGATTGCCGGCTATGTAGATAACATGTGGAAATTGGAAGCTACAGCGTTTAAGGAATTCTCTATAACGTAAGGCGGCCTGTTGACGATAACTCATACTATCAACCAATGCTTCACCGGCCCACGCCATGCTCACAGGCTTCGCTCGCTTAAGATGATCAGCGACCATGATATCTCCGCCTAGAATAAGGACGTCATAGTCGTTGTCATTTTTAATCTGTATGTCAGCAAACTCTAAATGTAGATCGCTGACTAGTTTAATTTTCATTGCTCAAACCCTTCTCGCAGAAGTTTTGCCTCTTCACGGCTATTCTCACAGGACTGACACAACACGCGGATCCATCCACCTCGTCTAGTTTCACCAGGTACTCCGCAACTTTCACAAGTAACACCAGACATTGACTCCGCCATGCTAACTAACCCAGCAACATATTCATCTCCGCCTTGATAATAGAATCGTAGCGAACCGAACTTTTCTTTGACTTGTTGTACAACTACCTGTGGAACAATTTCGCCATCTTTATTTTTCCAATCTAAGTGATGTTGGATGTTTTGGCATAACTGAACTAGGATATTAGCCCAGCCTGCACCCACAGCAATACCACCGTACTTACCTACAAACATTTTTGGATATACTTTTGGAAAGTATTCTTGCATTTCTTGTTCTGTCATAGCTTGCTCCTTGTATTATGTATTTTACATGAAAATGCAGTCGGTGTCAATCTTTTGTAACCTTATATAGACCTTTTTGGCTAGGCGTTGTATTATTGGATTTGAGATATTGCCAAATTGTTTAACATATGAATGTAGAGCAGGACTAACATATTGACTATTGAATTTTAATTTACTCAGGCTGGCAAATGTTGGCATGTATCTTAGCGCACGAGTTTTACCTAGACTTCTACATAATTCGATGGCTATGCTAATCGCGTAGGCATCTATTTCGTCAGGGTCTTCTAGATAGGTATTACCATTATAAAAAACTTCAAAGATTCTTTTACGGCTTTGGCGTTGATGTCTAAACTCGTGTACAGTGGCATCAAATATTTGTATTAGCAAATTAGTTATATGCAATTCGTCCCAAACTAAGTCTTTGGTGAAATTATGATATATGCTTATTTCTATTGCTATTTCTCGACGATGATCATCGATCGGGTCATAAAATGCATTAACACAGAATTCGTCTAAATCTAGTGTTCGATCTCTCAGACTCTTTATTCTAATATCAAACCCTTGGGTTCGAAATTCTCTGCGTAGGCTAGTTAGTAATGATTGGAAACTTACACCCGATTTGCTTTTGTTCCTTACGGTCTTACAAACTAAACAAACGGATTCCATTACGCTATTCATTACTATAACCTATAAGTTATCCTACCTTTAGTTAAATCGTAAGTACTAACTTCTAATCTAACCGAATCGCCCTCGATAATTCTTATTTTATGCTGTTTAAGTTTTCCACCTAGGTAACACAGTAGTAAATCGGGCATATTTTCTACACGCACTCTAAACATATTAGCAGGTAGAACTTCTTCTACAGTACCGGTTAATTCTAATAAATCGTCTTTACTCATGCATTTACTTTTTGAATAGTCCAACTACCATCATGGTTATCAGTCCATTCCAATGTATCCCCTTCTTTCCAACCCTGAGTTTCTAAAAAATCATCCGGAAACGGCAATAATAAATCGCCGGTTGCAGGATCTTCTTCTACAGTTATAGTCCAATTTGTTTTCATATTATTATTTAACCTAGTGTTTATCTTTAGGCCATGGAACTGGAATCCAACCTAATCTGTTGAAATCTCTTTCGATTTCATCGGTTACTGTACCTTCTGGAACATATTTTTTGGCAGCAAATTCTGCTTGTGCATCATGCTCCTGTTCATTTGATAGTGCCGCAAATCCACCCATACCACTGCAATACCAATCCATATAGTCGCCCTTACCTATGAAGTCAGATACTAGTCCGCCGGCGGCACGCCAACTACAGGACCAATATTCTTCTTTTAGTATGGGCCATAAATCACGTGGGCAATATTGCATATTGCATAATGCCGCATAGAGATTTTGAGCATAGTCATCACGAGTCCTAATTTTATTCAGGATCTCGTCATCACGCCAAATATCTTCTATGAGATTATATTCCTTCATTCGTGCCATGCGCCCTGAAAACAGTGCCGAGTTTCGTGACCCAGGGTGTGCATTGTTGGGTTTTTAAAGGTATAGATAATACAGTTATTCACGCCGTTAACTGGGGCATCATTAAATGAACAGGCTTGCACAGCCATTTTAAATCCGGTTCCACCTCTGCGTCGGCTTTCTTTATCACAAGCTGCCTGTACATCATCAACAGGGATCCATCGGATATTGCTTTGAACTGCAATATTTTTAGCGGTGGAAAATGGCATGATCGGATTATCTTCAAATCCGTATGCAGTGGAACTTACCATTAATACTAAAAATAAAAACTGTTTCATACTAGCCTTTCTGTGCCTATTTTGGTGTAGACGGAAGGATTCGAACCTTCAAAGTCGCTCTAAGAGCTAGACCCTTGCCCTCCCCAACAAATGCTGGGGAGGAGGTATACCAAGTTCCACTCACGTCTACATTGTTATTATAGTGCCTTTTGTAAATACTGTCAATGCAATTTTCTACAATACCCTTCGATAAGATTACATATTTTGGACAGCAAACCATGCTGGATCGTCCATTATTTAACACGAGTTGGATATTGGGCCGTTTTTGTAATTATAAATGTAGCTATTGCTGGCCCTATGCTCGCAGTGACAAAATGGACTATCAGCCATTTGAAGTCTATACTCACGCAATAGATGAGATTAAACGTCAAGCTCGCCAAAATGGATTTACTCAATTTCACTGGTCATTCAGCGGAGGCGAACCTACAGCATACAAGCAACTGCCCGATTTAGTAAAACATCTAGATGAAACAGAAAGTCCCTATCAAAGCATACACATGACAACCAATTTGAGTCCGGGATCAAAATGGTGGAAGACATGGTGTACTAATACAGCTTTATTACAGCGTCGTAGTATCACAGCTAGTTTTCATGCAGAGTTTGCTAAAGAGCAAGAGTTTGGTGACAAATGTCTACAGTTGATTTACGAAGGAGTATATGTTACAGTTAATCAAGTAATGGTTCCTGAACAGTTTTATGAAACACTAGAACGTTGTAATCGGTTACGTTCCAAAGGAATTAATGTAACACTTAAACCACAAAGCAATGATACTGCAACTGCTATCGTAGATGGATATACTCCCGAAATGATCAAGATCATGCAAGATGACTTTGAACAACAAGAAGGTTATCAGATTAGATTAACAGACGGTCATCAAGATTATTATATCGATCAAGCAGAACGATTTAATGCGTTGGGTTTTAATCAGTTTACTGATTGGACTTGCAACAGCGGATACCAAAGTGTTATAATAAGAGGTGACGAAGTAAAACGAGCATATAGTTGTCAAGAAGAATCTTTGGGCACAATAGAAAAATTTACTTTGTTTTCCAACCCTAAAAAATGTGTAACTACCAGATGTGTTAGCTCAGCAGATAGCAAGGTACCAAAATGCAAATAGATACCGAACACTTACATTTTTGGATGCAGGCCATCCGACAAAGTCCAGATCCTATGAGAACTATGGACGCATTTTGGCAAGGGCAAATTAAAAGCAAAGAATGGTTAATAGACAATATTAAACCCTATGTTGCTAATGCCGTGAGTATAGATATTCACGGAGGATGGGTAGGTGTCTTGGCCAGTCTTTTATTTCAAAGTGATATCGCAATTAAATATCTGCGTAGTATAGACATAGATCCGGCATGCCAGCCGATCGCCACAATGATGAATAAGATAGAAGAGCAAGACGGATACTTTAAGGCTGTTACCGCTGACATGTGCGAAGTGGAGTCTACAAGCGATATCATAATTAATACCAGTTGTGAACACATCACACAGGAGCAGTACGATAAATGGTTATCAAATTTACCAGACTCAAGTCTGCTGGTACTACAAAGTAACAATTACGATATTCCGGAGCATGTTCGATGGGCCAATGATCTCGGTGATTTTCAAAAACAAAGTAATATAAATGTACTGTGGAGTGGCGAGTTACCTACACAGTTGTATAATCGTTATATGTTAATAGGCTACAAACATGTTTAAATTTAATGAACTAAACGCTCTTCAAATTGAAATAACTAATCGCTGTCAAGCAGCCTGTCCACTTTGTGCAAGAAACGTGCATGGTGGGTTAGATAATCCTATAATGAAGTTAAATGATTGGTCTCTCGATGATTTCAAAAGAATTTTTAATAAAGAAGTATTGTTACAGATTAAATCTATTGATTTCGCAGGAACTGCTGGAGAGCCCACACTTAATAAAGATTTAATTGCCATGTGCGATTATGTTAAGACAACTAATCCAGCTATATTCATTAGTATTTTTACTAATGGTGGCGCACGAAATTCTAAGTGGTGGGCAGAATTAGCAACAGTAATGCCATTCAATCATAGCGTAGTTTTTGCATTAGATGGATTAGAAGATACTAATCACCTATACAGAGTTAACGTGACATATGATATGGTTATAAAGAACGCAAAGACTTTTATAGCAGCAGGTGGCTATGCAACGTGGCAGTTTATACAGTTTAAACATAATCAACATCAAATTGAGGAAGCTAAACAACGAGCTAGGGATATTGGATTCAAAGCATTTTCATTAAAAACTAGCCGCAGGCACGGTGACGAACCATTTAAAGTACTAGATAGAGATGGTATTGTTACACATTACTTAGAATCTTCAGATTCTGCTCCTATCAAATTTATTAAGAAGGGAGACTTTGATAATTTTAAAAAATGGGATAAAGCTGATGAAATCCATTGCTATGTTAAAAAGAATAGAGAAATTTATATTGACGCAAACTACATAACCCTGCCTTGTTGCATTATGGGATCGTTAACCTATTTAAATATTGATTATAATAAAGAATATTATAAACAGTACAACGTCTACGATTCAGTGTCAAACTATGATGCCGGCACTGGATTAAATGAAAGTTTTTCAAAACTGGTAAATGATATGGGTGGATTTGATGCTATTGATGCTAGTAAAGTAGACATTAAAAGTTTGCTTGAATCGGAGATGTGGCAAACAATTATGCAGAAGAAATGGAAGGATAAAGATTCTGATGTATGTATTAAGATGTGTAGTGCATCTAGTCCTTTTTCCACTATGGAAGATCAAGACACTTACGTAGAACGCTTTACTTAAACTCAGATTGGAATCCTGCTCTGCTACCTTTCCTTGAAGTACCGTAAAACCACCAATCTATATTAATAGTATACCGTTCAACATTGCTGTTATTAACACCTGTATAATGATTTAAATGACTAGGAAAGAACACAATTAAATTGTTTTCTGGAGTAACTGAATATTCTTTATGATTGATATTATTAGTTGTATGATAATCAAAATCAAGAGCTGATGGGAATAAATTTAAATAATTTGGATCTTTTTTAAATATTAGATTGCCACTATTCTCAGCAGTTTGCAAATATACGCAAGAGCTAAATGCACTAGTGGTATGCGTATGTGGTCGATTCCAATTTCCAGGACCGTGTCTGGTTATCCAACTATGTCTAATACGTATCTTTAGTGAGTCGTGTACACACAGTACATTATGCCAATACTCGTATGCAGCAGTATAGATAGTTTCTCTTAGGTCTGAAAACTCTGGATATGTATCAAGTATTTGTTTATTTTTGGAAATAGAAAGATCACAATTATCTATAGATAATGTTGATTGATCTACATCGCCAGCAGCATACGGTATGTACTCAATTGTTTTTGCAAAATCAATAGTAGTCAACGGAATAGTTGGCAACATGCTTGTTGTAATTGGCACTGTGAATATGTGTTCTACTTTCATGAAATATTTATAACCCTTATAGAACTAACTAAATATTTTCGATATGTATAAATTTAAAGAAATAGGCGCCCTTCACGTTGAACTTAGTTCAAATTGTCAAGCCAGTTGTCCTATGTGCGCTAGAAATCATCACGGCGGCAAAGATAATCCCTTGCTCAAAGTTAAAGATATTGATCTTAGATTCTTTATTAGAATGATTCCTAGCAGGCTTGTAGAACAATTACACACTATAACAATGTGTGGAAACTTCGGTGATCCATTGCTTAATAATGACTTACTTAATATTGTCAAATATATTACTATGAACAATCCTAATATTAGGATTGATATACATACTAACGGAAGCCTACGTTCGACTAAGTGGTGGGCAGAATTAGCCGCAGCATTACCCGACAATCATCTTGTACAATTTGGTATTGATGGATTGGAAGATACTCACGCACTGTATCGTGTGGGGACGGACTTTAATAAAATCATTGACAATGCTAAAACATTTATTAATGCTGGCGGCAAAGCTCGCTGGAACTTTATTACATTTAGACACAACGAACATCAATTGGAAACCGCCCGACAGATGGCTAAGGATTTAGGATTTGATAGCTTCTATGAAAAGCAAACTAGCCGCTTTATAGGTAACCCTTGGTTTGATGCTTACGATAAAAATGGGAATGTAACCCATCGATTAGAAAATCCAACGGAACAAAAATTAGTGTTTGTAGATAAAAAGACTGTAGAAAACTATAGAGAATTAGTTGCTAGTGCAACAATTAAATGTGAAGTTGAAGAACTTAATAGTGTATATATAGATGCACTAGGATACCTATGGCCTTGTTGCTTTGTTGGAGCCACTCCATATATACATACAACAGAACAACAACTTGTTCATGATTTTCAAACAGATAGTAAATCAAGCCTTAATAGACTGCTAGAAAAATTTAAAGGTATTGAACAATTAAATTTACGTAAGAGGTCTGTTCAGGAAATAGTAGATAGTCCTGAATGGCAAAGTCAGTGGGACGAATCCTTTGAAGGTGATAAACTACATGTCTGTGTAAGAACTTGTGGTAAGTTTCCCGATGCTGTTATTAGTCAATGCCGCGATCAATTTGTAGACCTGGACACATTTAATGAATAAGGTATTTTGGCTACAGCCCGAAACAACCCAACTAGGTGATTGGCAAAAACAAATTACCGAGCTAACCGGAAGTCCTAGCTTTTGTGTCCTACCGTGGATACATCTGGCCACCCGCCCTAATGGTGATATGCGTATATGCTGTGTGGCAAATGCGTCAGGTGCCGATAGTGGTGAGTACGATGTGGGGCTTGTTAAAAAGGAAGATGGTACTCCTGCTAATTTTGGGCATGATTTGCCCACTGAGGCATTTAATAACAACTATATGCGATCGGTGCGTAAAACAATGTTAGCTGGTGAAGTGCCAGCTAGCTGTTTAAAATGCTATCAAGAAGAACAACAAGGTGTTGCCAGTAAGCGTATCTGGGAAACAGGCACCTGGCATTTACAAGAAAAAATCGATATTAAAGAATTAATTGCAGAAACGCAAGCAGACGGTTCTGTACCTTATAAGTTACAGTATTTAGATCTTCGCTTGGGAAATACTTGCAATCTCAAATGTATTATGTGTAGTCCACACGATAGTAGTTTATGGACTCCCGAACATAAAAAAGTATATCCGCTCTTTCAAAGTCCGTTAATTAAAAAACAAATGGGCTGGGATAAAAAAATGCACAACAACAGCTGGCATGAAAATCCCGAGTTCTGGGAAGAAGTCTATGATCAAATTCCCAACATTAAACAGTTGTATTTTGCAGGTGGTGAACCGTTGCTCATAAAAGAACATAAGGTATTTCTTTTAGAAATTATCAAACGTGGTTATGCTAGCCAAATTAGTTTACGGTATAATACTAACGGTATACTAGTCAATGATGAAATAATTGATATATGGAGCCAATTCCGTAAAGTAAAAGTAGGTGTTAGTTTAGACGGTATAGGACCGCGCGGTGAGTATATACGCTATCCCTTAGATTGGAAGACAGTAGAAGAAAATTTAATTAAGTTAGATAATGCTCCAGACAACATACAGACTAACATTGCCATGGCTGTACAGATACTAAACATTATGCACGTTCCGGATTTTATTAAATGGAAAGTGCGTATGAATTTTAAGAAAGTTAACTTTGATAAGAATGCCGCGGGGCATGTAATGGGTGGAGGTTTAGTAGGTGTACACTTGCTATGGATTCCTACTTGGTTAAGTTTACGTGTATTACCTAAAGAAGATAAGGCAGAAGTACGTGAACTATTTTCTGAACTACAGCAATGGTTATGGGACAACTATACACAAGATGCAGAGTTCTGGGAAGTTAATCCCTATGGATGGCGTCGCTGGGAAGGTATACTAGACTGGATGGACGCAGAAGATCATACTAATTTACTACCAGATTTCCGTGAGTACATTAATACAATGGATGCACAACGTAAAACTGATTTTAAAATTACATTCCCCGAGTTGACACATTTACTATGATTACTCGGATTGAATCAACACAACCCCGTAATAGATTAGAACTTCGATGGGCTTTGAACAACGTTTGTAATTTTAAATGTAGATATTGTTTTCCGGGTAGTAATGAAGGAAATTATCCAAGCCCAACAGATGTTGATTTATTAATTAAAAATTTTAATTACATGCTAGATTATTATAGCAAATATGCCGGTAAAGAAGTATTTGATTTAAAAATACTAGGCGGCGAGCCTACTATGTATAAAGACCTTGATAAATTTATTAGAGGAATTAAAAAAGAACATAATGTATATGTTAGTGTTGTTTCAAATGGATCTCGAACAATACGATGGTGGAAAGAAAACGGTATGTTAATTGATAATTTAATTTTAAGTTATCATCAACAATTTGCTGATTTAGATCATACTATTAATGTTGCTGATATTATTCATGCGTATGGTAAAAAAGTTACAGTTCATGTGTTAATGGATGATCAGCACTGGGATGAATGTGTTGCAAGTGTAAATTATATCAAAGCAAACAGCAAATATCGTTGGATGATTCAAACCAAAGAGTTAGTTTCTACTTCTCGAGTTAACATCTCGTATACAGATAAACAAAGAAACTTTTTTAAATATGAGCTTAAACGATTTCCTAGCATAATATGGATTTTAAAAAATCTTCATTTATTGTTTAAAGGACACGTTAAATTATTTGAAAGCAAATATACAGTTAATGGTAAGAAGCGCCGAGCTACTTCTCAATATTATATAACTACACAAGAAAATAATTTTAAGGGATGGGAATGTGCAATCGGAGTGGAGTCAGTCTATATAGATTTTGACGGTGAGTTAAAAGGTAGTTGTGGTCAATTAATTTTTAATAATACAAGATATAATATCTTAGACAAGCAATTTATTAGTATTTTTAATCCGCAACTATCACCTAGCATCTGCACTATTAATAGATGTGTATGCCCGCCAGAAACACATTTATCAAAGTCTAATCTTAGTCAACGGAATGTCGGCAGCACACGTACAATAATTCCGATCACAGATAATCGGATCTACAGGAATAGTAAAGTTTCCCTGGTAGATATTACCTAAACTACCGCCCACTCGGCAGGTAGCGCGATGTACATCACCATCCCAATTAATCATTAGACTTTCTATCCCGGCGTTGCACGACCAACCCTTGTACTGATTGCGATGCAGTTTAATAACATCGTTGGCATGCTGTGTTATTTGTCCAAACTTATCATCGAGCCAAATAATAACGTTAGGAGCAACTGTTGCTTCACTATCTTTAATCCAATTTAAATCATCTGGGTGATAGCGCATATCATCGAACAAATCGTGATCTCCTTCGGTCCAGCGTATTCTGCGTATAGTGTATGGTACTTTTATAATATCGAGATAATCAGCTGAATCTTTAACATCCTTCATGTGATCATGATGTGCCATTAACTGTAACACTAACGATTTGCTACTATCTTTCAAGCTAGTGGCAGTATGTAAAACTCTCTTAAAATCATATTCAAAGTGTATACTGAATACATATTGATCAACTCGTTGTCGTTGATACCATTCGGGTGTGCGTGTACCATTTGTAGTTACGCTGATCCAACTGATACCGACGTGTTTAGCATAGTTAATTAATTCTTCAAAGTTTGGATGTACTGTGGGTTCCCCACCTGTGAAACTTAGTCGTACAGGTTTGCCTATCTTTACTAATTGATCTACGGTATTCTTTAATATTTCTATATCAGTATGTTTACTATTATTATCATGTATACTGCTAGGACAATAACTACAATCGTAGTTACAACGCTTGCCGAGATTCCACTCGACTTTAACACTATTTTGATGGGGCCAGCGGCTAGTAACTTTAAACATAGTCTTTGAATTCTTGTACTACATCAGTAAATGTTCGGCTGTTTCTAGTTTTATCTAACCGCCGATTAAACTCTACGCAATCTTCCCATAAATCACTAAGATCCTTAGCATTAAGAAAATTAATGTTATCTTGAATTTGTCCTAGTGTGTATTCTAATAGTTCAGGTCGTTCTTTAACTAGTTTGAAATTGGCCACTCGATCTTTAACTGCTTCCAGACGCATGATAGCTAACGATTTTAAGGGAGCAGGTAATACTTGCGCCGATAATAGATTAGGATAACTTACACGATGGGTGTGAAATATAATACCTAACTTGTCTAAAAACTCTTCTATAATCTTGTCTAATATTAGTACGTTACTTACCTGAACAGTACAGGCACCTACTATACGACTAATGTTTGGTATAGATTGTATTTGCCGAATGTTAGTAACCACTTCCTTCCAGCTGGCATTTGATCTTATGTATTCATATACATCACCTATACCATCTATACTTACATTGACCGCTACACTTTTGAACTTGGGCCAGTATTGCCAAACAGT